GAACGACATTGTTGCCTTCGAGCTGAGTAAAGATTTACGAGCCACAAAAAAGTCGATCCTCCAGCTCACCTCGAACTACCCGAACGAGCAGTTCGAAGATCCGCGTGTCGTGAAGTTTGGCGACAAGTACGGCGTGAGCTGCTGCACGTTCGTTCCGTTCAAGAGCTACGCGCATCAGGCGATGTTCCTGCTCGATAAGCAGTTCCTGAACGTGGGTCGGTTTGATCCGATCTACGGCAACAACTACGCGCAGGCCATGATCAACGATGGCCATGAGAAGAACTGGCTCTACTTCGTCCACGATAATGCGCCACACATGGTGTATTCGGCCAATCCCCATGTCGTTGTGCGCCTTAATGGGCGGCTAGAGAAGGATGCCGAATATGTCACCGAGGAGTTCAATCCGCTCTGGAAATTCGGAGAGGTTCGCGGTGGAACGAATCCCATTTACGCGGACGGCTTGTACTGGACCTTCTTCCACAGCTCGCTGCCATGGATCAACGGCAAGCGCCGCTATTACATGGGTGCGTACGCCTTTGAAGCCAAGGCTCCGTTCCGCATCGTTCGCATGACGACGTTACCGCTTCTTACCGGCACCAATCAGCAGGACTGGTGGCCTGGACTGCCTGCGGTCGTGTTCCCGTGCGGCGCTTTCTTTGACAGCGCGAAGAATCACTTCGTCATCTCATACGGCATCAACGATGTGGATTGCGGCTACATGAAGCTGCCACTGGCCGACTTGCTTGAGGTGACAAAGGTAATTCGACCGAAGCGCGATGTCGTCAACAAGGAGAACCCTCCAAAGCTGACTGACGTTCTCGATCCGATTCCCGAGCGGCATAAACTGAAACGAAACAAGAAATCAAAGTACAATGAACTGGCTAAGAGGCTTGACGAAGAACCCGAGCAAACAAGCGAAGCAGGACCTACTGAATCTGCCTGAGGTAAACCTGAGCGATTGGCAGAACGAGGGCCAGCAGGCAGAACTTGCTGCGATTATGCGAAATCCGATCCTTCGCATGGCGATTCGCATCGTTTCGGAATCAATCCCGGTGCCGATGCCGTCTCATGGCAGCAAGGAATCGGACATTATTTTCGCTGCCGGTGTAACCGCTGGCTACGCGCATTGTCTTGAAAACCTCCGCAAATTGGCCGTAATTGAAACAGCGAAAGAACCTGAAGCAACTTTTGAAAAACAGTATTAAATCTTAAAATATGGACGAACCCCTGAACTCACCCATCGTCAGTAACGGCCAGACTCCAGACTTTGGAAGCTCGTTTATCGATGCTTTCAAGGCAATCGGCGCTGATAACGCGACTCCCACTGAGAAGCCAGCAGTTACCGCCGCTCCGCAGAAGACTGACAATACACCGCCCAAGCTCAGTAAATCCGAGATGGATATTGAGCGGATGTTCTCCAAAAAGACCGCCGAACCCGCCGCCGCCGCCTCGGTAGCGCCGGACGACGCGGACATTCCTGAGACAATCAAGTCCACGAAAGCGGCTGACGCTTTCCGCAAGATCAAGGAGGAGAAGGCGCAGTTGGCCAAGCAATTGGACGAGCTGAAGGCTGGTAAGTCTACCAACCCTCAATTCGAATCGCAGCTCAAGACCTTGCAGGAGGAGCGTGACGCGCTTTCCGAGCGTGTCCGATTGTTGGACATCGAGCGTCATCCTGACTTCATCAAGAAGTACGAGGGCAAGATTACCGGCGTGTTCGATTCGGTGAAGAACCTTGTCGGAACTGATGGCGAGCGGCTTGTTTCATCGTTGAAGGTCTTTCCCCGTCCAAGAAGGCTAAGCTCGGTGCGTTAATTGTTAAGTACGACGAAATCAATGGCGAACGGTCTTCAGAGTTGACCGAGGCAAAGGCTGATTACGATGCGGTCATCTCCAAGTACAAGCAGGACAACGAGGAGGGGACGAAGGCTGCACTAGAGTCGGCCAATAAGACCTGGCAGAAGGTTTCCACCGACGCTCGCTCGCTCGAAATCTTTGAGCCGCGTGAGAACGATGAGGAATGGAACACCGAGCTGAATGGCCGACTTAGCCTTGCCCAGCAAATCTTCAATGGTGAGAACAGCGAGGAGGATCTTGCCAAGGCTGCCCTTTGGGCTGCTGCCGCGCCAAAGTACCGCGAACTGCTCTATGCTCAGGTTGAGGTAAACAAGCGCCTGCAAGCCGAGCTATCGAAGTATCGAGGAAGCGAACCTGGCGTCACCTCGAAGGCGACATCTGGAGGTTATCGACCGGCAAATGCGAACGCCGCGAAGAGCGAGGATTTTGTTGCCAGCGTGATGAAGTCGCTCGGACGCTAAGGATACGCTCTGAAGCAATTATCCCCCGATGGTTTCACGGCCACCGGGGGATTTTCGTTTAAATTACTTACCTCGATACGGACCGCTGCCGCTCGGAACCGGCTTTGGAGACGGCCTGACCGGCGGCTTGGGCGGAGGAGACTGCCTGTAAGGTCCGCTGCCGGATGATCGGACAGCGGGAGAACCTTTATATGGTGCGTTATTGCTCATTCCTTTGGGAGTGCGTACCAGCCCTCATGGATGGTAATACGGTTCTTACTACGCACCGTTTTGCCGCTGGCGTCAACAGTCCAAACCTTTGCTTCAACGCTCTCAGCGAGGCGTATAGGCTCACCGTGGGGGACGTAAATCACTCTGCTCGCGCAGCTTACGCTCATGCTCGCGCACACGATCAAGAAGACCGCGCTTAAGATCAGGTTGTTTCTTTGCGTCTTCACTTGAAATGTCCTTGGTCGTCAGCGCGTGAAGCCAAATGACCAACTTCATCACCAAGTCGGCCAAGAAGTTCATTCCGTCTGTTTGACGGGTGCGGCAGCGGCTGATTGCTTATTCTTCCAGATCGACCAGACAGCACCGAGCAGAGTGACAGTCGCGCCAGCAATCTCGGCAACCTGATCAGCACTGGCCAACCCCTTGGCAACGAGGAAACCGCCGAGCGCGCTAAGACCGTGGCGGAGGAGGGATGAAATGTTCGGGTTCATTTATTTCTATTTTTGAATTTCTGGTACAGGTCAACCAGCTTGACGACGCATGTCAGAAACGCGGCAAAAGCGCCAAGCGCGAGGGATGCCGTCTTGAGATTCGGATCGGAGAACATGGCGTTCCCCATGATGCCGATGACCGGACCACCGACGCCGATTGAGATATCTCGAATGAAAGCGTGGTGGTCCGTCATCGTGCTTGGTTAGTTAGCGTCCGCCTGCGACTGCTTGGCAGCTTCCAAAATCAGATCGGCGAGAGGAACGCCGACCTTCGCATTCTGGAAGCCGCCAGCCTTGATGGCGATATCGATGAGTTGCAGGAGGTTGTTAGCTTGTTCGGTGGTGAGTTCGATTTTAATCATGCCGCCGGAGCATCGGAGACGCTCGCGTCGGACGCAACGATTTCCTGCGCCGAAGACGGCTCGGAATCGGCCTGCGTCGCCAAAACCGGCTCAACCTGAGGCAGCATCGGAGGCACGATCATCACCGGCGGCAACCACGGCAGCGGCGGAGCGATGACCGGAGGGTTGATCTGGTCGTTGATCTGCTGCGTGACATTGGCTTCGATGGCCGCCTGATCGACGCCATTGGCATAGCACCAGCCCAAGACTTGCGCTTCGGTCAGATCGGGATACGGCGTGAAGGCCTCCGTAGGAGGCGCGAACGACGCGCTGCCGTAACAGGTGCCGCTGTAGGTGCCATCGGTGCCGTTGCAACGCCAGTCGGCGGTAATCACAACGTCCGTGAGCGAGCCTTCGGTGGGCTTAACGAGAAGGCGTTCGATGATCCAGACAATGGAGATGGTGGTCATGGTAGATTAGGCTTCGAGTGCTTCAACACGGGCAGTGAGTTCCTGAATTGCTTTCAGGAGCATCGGAATCAGAACGGTGGTCTTGATCGACTTCACTTCGTCGCTGTTGGTTTCAACAAGTGTCGGGAACACTTGTTCGACTTCCTGAGCAATGAAACCGATTTTCGTGGCAACAGCAGAAGCCTCAGACTTGAGCGAGTACTTCACCACGCGCAGCTTCAGCAAGTCGGCCAGATAGTTGCGAGCGTCGGAAATGTTTTCTTTCAGCCGCAGATCGGAAATGGTTCCATAGGTTCCGCTGGTGTTTTGAACATTTCCGTTTCCAAGAACATTGAAGCAGTTTCCGCCGCTGTTGCTTGCATAGACAAAATAAGAACCAGTGTCATTTGCATTTGGAATAGACCAAATTTGAAGGCGTCCATTTGCGGTTGTTCCTTCATGTAAAAAAGCAGCAGCCCAAAAGCTACTAGTTGTTCCAGTCGCCCTAAAGCTGTGAGCAGAACCTGCAATGCTACTCGTCGTCCCCACCAGCAAATTCCCGCTCGTGTCGAACCTTCCGCGCTCTGCACCACTGGTGTAGAAATACAGATTTCCACTCACCATTCCAAGTCCGGCATTGTACGCAACATTGTCGCTAAACTGCAAAAACGAATCGTAACCAGATCCGTTAGATCGCAATGTTGCGATAACATTGGAACCAGCAGTTGTCCCAGAAAGCGACGAGTTTTGAACGTGAAGTTTTGCAGTAGGACTCGCCCCCACGCCCAGCCCCGTGGAGTTCAGGGTCATGGCGGTGCCAGCGACTCCGCCGACGTTGGACCAAGTGGCTACGCCGTCGGAAGCAATGCGGTAGCGTTCACCGCCGTTTACAGTTGTTACAAGAGGATAAGCACCAGCAGCATAAAGGACAGCAGAGTAAGCGGGGGCGGCAAACGTGGTTCCAGCACTGTTTTCACGACCCAGATAGAAATATCCGCCAGTGTTGGAGATTTGAAGATAAGCTGCATTCGTTCCGGTAGTAGAAAGAATCTGAGCAACAGCGGTTGCAGCTTGAGCATCCAACAGATAACCCGGACTCGCCGTCCCAATACCCACCCGATTGTTCGCCGAATCAACCTTCAGGGTGCTGGTATCCACCGTCAGATCGCCGGTGATGGTGGCGGTGCCAGGAACGACGATGTTATTGCCGCTCGGGCCGACTGCCGTGTACAGCTCCGTGAAGTTCAGATTGCAGTAATCGAACGCTGTACGAAGCGGCGTTCCCGTTCCGTCGTTCGGAGCTGTTCCGATATTGATCGTTTGCTTTGCCATGTGAAGTATTGAAGGGTTTGTTTCGGTTACAGAAATTCGGTCATGTCCGCCGTGATGATCGTGCTGTCAGCCGTAATCACCGTGTTGTCCGCCGTGATGTCAGCCGTTCCGCCAAGCGTCGCAGCCTCCCAGAGTAGGCCAATCTCCAGCAGATTACGCTCGCGCGGACTCTTGCACGAAGCGCCGTAAGCCTCGGCGATCAGATTAGCAGCTTCCGCGCAGGAGATGTTAGCCATATCAGATGATGATGAACCAAGCGGTTCCGTTGCTCATAACCGTCACGCCAGCCCACTGAGAACTCAGCGTGTACGTCGTCGCCCCGTCAATCGTCTCAGACGCATAGCCGTCAACAACCACGTTGTTCGCACCGGCATTGATTCGCTTGAACACATAGATCCGACCCGGAACAAGCGCAGCCGGAGGCAACGTAACCGTCACCGCGCCAGCGGTTGAATCACAGAGCAGAAGATAATCACCACTCGTGACATTACCCGTCGCGCTCACGCTCCGATACGTTCCGCGCGTCGCGCCACCGCCCTGAAGATACGTCGCAATGCGATTCTCCAGAGCCAGCTTCGCCAGCTCAACCTCCCATGGAGAACGACATCCCAGCGACGCCGCCTCATTGATCAGCGTCTCCGCCTCGTCGCATGTGATGTTTGGCATATCGATTTACAATTTAGGCCATCGGACCAGAACCACGGCGCATCACCTCAGCGATGAAACCCTCCCCGCCGCCGGGAGCAACCTCCTCCTCCTCCTCCTCGTACTCCTCCTCATCCTCTCCGCGCTCGGCCATCTTCTTGCCCTTCGACTTCTTATTCTCGTAGCCAGGGATGACCATACCATCAATCTCGATGACCTCAGCCTTGCCGCCCTTGCCAAGAACGATAGTCGCCATCGTCTGGAAAGCCTCGCCTTCCTTCAGATTCTCGGGGATTTCAACGCCTTCGGGGATGGTAAATACCGGCATACGGGGAGCATCACTTTGTGGGCATTAGTGTCAAGAGGCTAATGCGATGTTGGGAGCTTGTCGCTCTTCATCATATTTTCTAGCGCCTCAAGCGGTTGCAGATTCGTCCAATGACTCAACCCCATTACCTCCTCAGGCGTCGTTCCACTGGCCAATGGAATGCGATGATCAACATGCCAATGACTTCCGTAATTTTCCCAGGTCATTCCCGGCTTGAACTGCTTCTCCAGATGAGAGCGCAAGAAATCAGGCGTACATCCGACAATCTCGAACGTGGCCGACCGTCGCGTTTTCTTGCTTCCAAGATATGCACGGACTGATCCGCGAATGGCGTCTTTGAGGCGCACGAGCGGGTCGTTGCGGCGGCGTTCGCGGAGTTTGTCCGTCAAAAGTTGGCGGTTGGCTTTGGTGTATTTCCTGTTCCATTGACGCGCTCGCTCGCGATTGGCAGCACGATATTCATTCGACTTTTTCTTCAGGTGTTCAGCGTTCTTCTTTCCGTACTCGCTGTTCCGTTTGTTGACCTGCTCTTTGTTCTGAACGTAATACTCGCGCGCTTTCTCAAGCCTCTGTTCTCGATTTTCTTGATATCTCCTGGCTGCACCTTCCTTCAGCTTGTCTGGATTCTTTTCCGCGTACCGCTTGAGTTTCTCAGCCGATTTCAGAAGCAAGTATTCGTACCTTTCAGGCGAAACCCAATATTCCGAGCGTTCACCGTTGGCCAGCTTCGGGCCGTAGAACCAGAACTTCTTCCCGTCACTTTCGCGTACGTCGCCACGTTTCAGTTTTTCCATGCGCTGAAATCTTAACCAATCAACGTTGATTCGTCAAGACGTTGGTGCAAAGAAAAAACCCCGGCAACTTTCGCTGCCGAGGCTGCATGGATTAAGTATTAACTACCTCAGGAACAAATCACCTGGGTCAACGCTCCGGTGCAACGCCTAAAGATAATAGTCATTCCCTGGGACGGGAAGATCGGCTCGGAAGCATGCACGAACTCAGCATAATGCTGACCCTTCTTCTCCAGCGGATCGGCGCAATCCACATCGAGCTTGTAGGCACCAGTCACCCACTGCCACTCGCCCATGTAGTTGGTCGGCATCCAGCTCAAATCACCAACACGGTTCACAGGACGCACGATGTGAGACTTGAAGACGTACGGGGTGACGATGAACGCAGCCTCGAACGGAGCGGTCGTCCAGCTCGGGTTGACGCTGAACACAGTACCCTTCGTGCCGGAAGCACTGGTGAACGGCTGAACCAGCGTGTACTTGCCACCGGCATAGGTAAACCGGGGCGGGAACAGATTCGGCACATGCCGGAAGTTCTTAATGACCCGATTCGCGCCGATGCGCTTGAGCAACTCCGCACCAGCGCCACTACCCTGATCAGCGAAGCGCAAGTCATCGCGGAACGCGGGGTTGTTCTGAGCGATGCGCTGCGAAGCCTCCAAGCCGATGTACAGCGGGAAGATCGGACCATCGCTGGAGTAGCTGATGAAGCCGGAACTATCAGGATTCGTCGCGCCGTTACGGATCAGCGTGGCGGCGGCGACATCGAGCATCTCCTGAGTCAGCTCGGAGGTGGACTGATTGAGCGCCTGACCAGCCGATCCGGTCTGAATCCAGGGGAACTCATTCACGCCAGACGGAATCGTCTCAACCTGAGTGAAGGACGAGTCGGCCACAGCCTTGATGGCGAACTTGGCGAAGGTGTTCTGGTAACGAGTCTCCCAAGAACGCTGCGCGCGGATCGAGAGCTTCTCCAAGTACACACGCAAGAACGCCTCGACGCGATGATCGAAAGTCAAATCGTCCTTACACAGGAGCGGACCTTTGAGGGCGAAACGCTCAGGACTCCAGGTGACGGCATTGTAGCCGACCGGAACGTCATTGTAGGTGACATCGCAAGCGCCACCGTTCTCGCCGCTGGCGAGCGTGATGGCCGACCACTCCTCAGCCGCAGTCGGCTCGATGGAGGTGGTGGTGAACGAGGTCTGGGTCAGACCCGTACCCTGAGGATACTCGCCGCGCTCAATCATGTTGAGCCACATCGAGCGGTACGAGGCGCGTTTATAAACGTCCTGAGCGAGCGACTCGGTAGCCACCGCAAAGGCGTTGAAGACATTAGGACAAGACATGAGATGAAAAATGTAAACCGACGTTATCTGCGTTATGGCTGGTTATCCATCCACCACACGGTGGCTGATTATCCAACCGCTTCCGATGCGGAGTGTCATTGCCGCTTAGACGGGGGCATTCAATGACCAGTTGAATGCAACTCTTAAGGTCGTTACGCGGGATGGAGCGATAGAAATGCTTATCGCGTCAATTAAAATGTGTCGTCCATAGGGTTGGCCACCAACTCCGACTGGATGGCGGCATACGAGCGATAACCCTTAATCGTCTCAATCCGATGAGGCGCGATGATCGTCTCCCGCGCTATCATGCCACGGTAAGTGTACGGACCTGGGAATGAGCCGGTCATCAGAACATAGAAATCAACGCCATCGGTTTTCGGGCCTTTGCGCGCATCGACTAGTAGCTTTCCAGTCTCGTACTTGGTTGTTTTGACATCGATGCGATATCCTGGAGGTGGCGGGATTGTCGCGTCGTAGAGCGGATGCGGAGGATCGCGGTCGGTATCCAGATCAGGATACACATTGAACAACTTGCAGAACGCTATCTCGCCGCATATACCCTCCAAATCCACAGTCGCAGAATCCTGCGCGCTGATCTTCAGGTTGGTAATGTTGAAATGGCGATTATTGCCGTTGCGATTCTTGGCGATGAAGTGGGCCAACTTCCTCTCAGCGGTTGTTAAAGATACAGTTTGACCGATTTTGATTTTGTTTATCATGGTCAAAAAGGTGGAAAATTTTTGAGGGGGGTATCGTAAACGAAGCCCACCCGCAAAGGGGGTGCCACCCTCTACGTCAAAAAGTATGCCATTCCCTAGGGAAAACAATCCTTTTTCACCATAAGCAAAACTAATGCTGACTATCACTTTCCCTACGATGCACAATGTGTGTTATATTCACTTGTCGGACGGTTCTCCCGTGACTTGCACTTCCGCGATTCGATCAGGCATCGAACCGAGCAGATTGATTGAGACTGACGCTTGTTCTCCAGTTTCGGACCATCCGAAAACCAAAGCGGACCGTTTCGCGACTGAACCGAGGATAGTCTCACGGACCGATTCATCTTTGATTCCGTCCAATGCGTAGCTGCCTATGCGTTCGAGCGTCGATGCGGCATCGGCGGCGAGCTTGTTTCGAACGAGAGCCGACAGCGACTCTAAGGAAGTTTCTTTTTTAAGAGAAACTGACCTCACCTCTCGTTTAATCCTCTGCAATCCTTCCCGATGCCCTCTCTTCTCTAAAGTCGCTCTCTTCACGTTTAAACGGTCAGCAATGGCGTCCCAATCCGTTCCTGCAAGGTAGAGTCCACGGGCCGTTGCCCATTGCTCGTCGGTCATTCTCATGATCGGGACGCTAAGGACAACCGAGACAACCGACAAGTCCGCCGCCAGTTTTCCTCCAGTTTCCCCACCCCATGGGCTTCAACCAGGTTCCAAAAAAAAAGTTTAGAAAACTTTGTTGACGCCCCACCCCACCTCGATCTATCGTCTCCCCGTCATGCAAACCGAATCCCATCGAATCCTCACCGCAATCGACCAATCGATCGCATTGGCATCATGCCCCACCGTCGAAGTCGCCGACGTTGAAGCGGCAGCCAGCTGGCTCCAATCCAACCAATGGGACGTTGATTGGGATAACAACGACGGCATCATCACAATCTTCGGAGACAGACCTTCAACGTCCGATGAACCGGAAAACTGGGTTCTCCGTCTCATTCAGTCCGCCTAAATCCCCATGAAACGCCCCACCCTCAAACGCCTCATCATTGCAGCTGCAATCATCGCTTTCATCCTATTCCAAGCATATCTAGAAACGACACTCAACTTCACCCCCAACCACTAAATCCAATGAACGTTCACCTAACCCTAAAGTCTTCAAACGTCAAAACCGGCCCCATTCCGGTTTCAACGTCGGCCGCCGATACCTGCCCGGAAGCCTGCCCTTTCAAGAAAGACGGTTGCTATGCTGACTCCGGTCCGCTTGCGTTGCATTGGTCTAAAGTAACAAGCGGTCAACGCGGTTTTGATTGGTCTTCCTTCCTGTCCAAAGTCCGATCATTCCCAGCTGGCCAATTGTGGCGTCACAACCAAGCCGGTGATTTGCCGGGTGTCGGTGATTCAATTGACGCAACCGCACTAGATGAACTTGCAACCGCCAACACTGGCAAGCGCGGTTTCACCTACACCCATAAGCCGTTGACGCCAGATAACCTGTCCGCACTACGGTCCGCCAATGAGCGCGGTTTCGTTGTCAACCTGTCCGCCAATTCCGTCAATCATGCGGACCAATTGGCCAAGCTTGGTTTACCCGTTGCGGCCGTTGTCCCGCAAGATAGCCCGGACCGTTTCACAACACCCGAAGGAAACCGCGTGGTCATCTGTCCGGCCCAACGCGTTGACAACCTATCGTGTGACAAGTGCCGCCTATGCGCGAAAGGCAACCGTGGGTTCATCGTCGGATTCAAACCGCATGGCACGGGTGCAAAACGGGTGCAACGCATCACAACGGCCGGTTAAAGCAACGTGTCAGGCTATCGGAAACGGTAGTCTGCAACGTGTCTTTAGTCTCCAATCCAAAGCATCCAATCCATCAATCCAATGACAAACCGTTATCCCGGACAATGTGTCCAATGTCACGAATACGTTCCCTCAGGCCTTGGCACCGTCACCAAGCGCGGCCGTGTCTGGCGCATAGACTGCAACGCTTGCACCGGAAACATGCCGGAAGAATCCGGTCTTGTATGCGTCAAACTATCCTCCGGTTGGACTGGCACCCGCAATGCGCGCGGCCGCTGTGAAGACGCACCCTGCTGCGGCTGCTGCTCTTTCTAAACCTAACGCATCCAATCAAATGAAACTTGTCGAATTCCTACGCGCGCGCGCCTTTGAAGAGCCGTTCCTGATGCATGCCGAAAAGTGGCAATATGTCACCGTCAAACGCGCCGATGGACAGGAAGACATTGGTGTCTACCGCTTCGCGACGGACTTGTGTTACGACTATTCGGACTTTCGCGCGCTCTTCAACCTAGCCTAAACCATCAAATCAAAACCATCATGCAGGCAATCCACACAAAATATCTTCCCGCAACCGATAGCAACGGTTCACGCATTAAAGCAAAGTGTGCGCGCGGTTCTATCGTGATTCCATTCCCGCACGAATTGACAGGCGACGAAACCCACCGCGCGGCAGTTCTCGCGCTTGTGACTCGTTTCCTAGATGAAGATTCGGCCAAAGGCAGGCCCCGCGAAACCAATTTTTGGAACCGCTCCTTTGTCTCCGGCTCGCTCCCCGACGGCAGCATGGCGCATATCTTCACCACTTAATCTATCCCCGCGCATCCAATGAATTACTACGTAATGCAAACTAAAACCATGTTAAACCCTGTACCATACGGTTTCGATGTTTCCGTTGAAATATTGCGCGACATCAAAACGAACACGGCGACAGTAAATGTCCACGCTCCACTCTATAGAAATAAATTGTGGAAAATGCCAAACAGCTATAAATCCAGTGAATTTTCTGATCGTGAAATCATTAGGGATAGTGATTTTGTTTCTACAATGTTAAAACATTATCCAAAAAAACCATTGATAGACTGACCCATCCTCCGCGCGCCATGCGGCAACGCGTGACGCGAAAGGGTAGGCCAATCTATCCGCAGCAATAAATCCAAAGCATGAAATTCACCCTCCACGACACCTTCAATGGCGGCACCGTCTCGGTCCACCGCTCAATCGAAACCGCCGTACGCGCATCCATGCGATTCCACCGCGCGGTCAAACGGGCTAACGGAAAAAACTCATTCATCACGACTGAAATCCGTTGCGACGGTAAGCGCCTGGATGAAAACCAGCAGGAAGCCGCGCAAGGCATCCAATGGGCAATCGAAACCGGAAAGATGAAAGCCTAAGAATCCAATGAAAACCCATACCCCTGGTCCGTGGGAAACTTACGGATGTACTTTATACGCTGGTAAATACCGCGTTGGACAAACATGGGATGCTGAATACGACGGACTTCCTACGCCTGAGATGGAAGCCAACGCTCGCCTCATCGCCTCCGCCCCCGATCTTCTCTCCGCGCTGGAACGTCTCACGCATCCGATGGCCGACGACGACGACCTAGACTACGCGCGCGAGGTAATCAGGAAGGCGAGGGGAGGTCAGCCATGAAGAAACACACTCACAAGCCAAAAACATTCATCAGCAGATATTTCGCTGGTCCGGTTGATTCAAATCGCCCGAATCCCCGCGCGCACGGCTGGGCGACGGTCAAGCAAGTCTGCCCTTGCGGCGCATGGCGCATGGTCAACGTGAACCAAAAGCAAAAGGAAGTCGGGCATTGGCAATCCGAATCCTGATCCGTTAAACCGGGGGTGCGCGCATCCGTTCCACGCGCAAATCCCACGAATAAACCTCTATCGCGCATCAAATCATGCATCCATTGCTCTTATCCGCTCTCATTCAGGTCGAATCCGGTGGAAACGACCAAGCGCGCGGCAAACACGGCGAACTCGGCGCGTTGCAGATTAAGTCGATCATGGTCCGCGACGTGAACCGGATCATGGGGACGCATTACGCGCACGCGCAGGTAACGAATCGGACCATCTCGATCTTCATCGCGGAGTCCTATTTCTCGCATTACGGCAAACACCTCAGCGACGAAAGTCTCGCTCGGCTCTGGCAAGGTGGGCCAAAAGCCCTTAAAAGATCGTCCACGCGCGCCTATGGCCGCCGGGTCATGCGCGAGCTTGAGAAACAAACCGCCAAAGAATCCTTGCAAGTTGCGACTCGAAACGAAACTCGACAGTAAAAACCCTATTTTCACCGCACGGTAAAACCAACCAATTCAATGAAACTAACCATCCAATCCCGCGACAACGCCCAAACGATTGTCGATCTATTCAACGCGATCATAACCGGCGAGTGCGAGACACCAGGCGTCACCCCGCTCTCGATCTACGACGACGACCGGCACATCTGCTCCCTCATAGACGCGGACGGCCATCAGATTCTGGAGCTGATCATCGAGCGCGAGATTGGCGACAAGCTCATGCAGATCGGCGAACCGGAGACGTTGCAATGATCCGCAATCAATTCTACCGCAACCTGTCCGAAACGGCTCTTGTGCAGGCTAGCACGATGCCGCTGAAGGAGTTGATCGAGAATCTCGAATCAGTCGCGCACATGATGCATTCACCAATGCTCCGCGAGGCGGCGAACCGGCTTCGCAACGCTGATTGCGCGGCAACAATACTGGAGGACTCGCTTTTCTACGCGCGGATGTACCGCGACACGAC